CAGAGCTAAACATCCTCAAATTTGTCACGGTGGAGCAGCTTGCCCTCGCCTCGGACGCCCAACTACAGCGCGTCGGCATGGGTGGCATTGGCTTGCGCGACCGCGCACGTTTGTATCTGAACCGCAAGAACCGCAACGAGACGAATGCGGAACTTGAGGACACCAAGAAGCAGCTTGCGGAATTGCAGGCGCAGATGGCGGCATTGTTGAGTAGGGACGATGAGCCGAAGCGCCGAGGCAGACCGCCTAAAGAATTAGCGGAGGCATAGCATGGGCAGCACGATGGTGCAGTTGATTACGGAATGTACCCAAGAACTGGGCATTCCGACCCCCTCCACGGTGGTAGGCAACAACAGTCAAGACGTTGTGCAGTTGCTTGCCCTAATGAACGCTTGTGGATACGAACTGCTCCGTCGTGCTGATTGGCGCGAACTGACCCGCCAGCACACCTTTTACACGGAAGCCTCTACCGCAACGGGGAACTGGGCCGAGGGCGTGGCGACGATCACCGGCCTTGCCTCTACAGCGGGATTGTCTACCTCGTATCAGGTGCAGGGCGAGGGCATCCCGAACGCCACCTACATCACCGCTGTCGGCCCGACGAGCGTCACGCTCAACTATCAGCCGACGCAAACGGTGGTAGGCGGTCAGGTCATCTTCCAGAAGGTGAAGTACGACCTGCCTGCCGACTACAACAGTACGGTTAATCGTACTCATTGGGATAAGAGCAAGCGTTGGGAAATGCTCGGCCCCGAGTCACCGCAGCAATGGGAATGGCTGCTCTCGGGTTACATTAGCACCGGCCCGCGTATCCGCTGGCGTCTGCTTGGGCAGTATTTCCAGATTTGGCCGGGTATGAACGCAGGCGAGTTGCTCGGCTTTGAGTACCGCAGCAGATCGTGGGCATACGCCGCTGACGGCACCCCAAAAAACTCGTTCACCGCCGACAGCGATACGTGCATCTATCCCGACCGCCTCATGGTGCTTGGCACCAAGCTCAAATATTTTGAGGCGAAGGGCTTTGACACGACGGCGCTGTACCGCGATTACCTGATGGAGTTTGAAACGGCAGTCGGTCAGGACACGGCAGCGGCTAACCTCTCGTTTGCCCCGCGTCCGGGTACGGTTCTCATCGGCTACGACAACATTCCTGACAGCGGTTACGGGACGGATAGCCAATAATGGCCTCGCCCGTTCGCAGACGGTTAATTCAGAGGACGAGCAACAACGTCGCCTCGCTACCCGCCCCTGTCGGCGGGTGGAACGCTCGGGACGCGCTCGCCAACATGGCACCGACCGATGCCGTCACGTTAGACAACCTGTTTCCGGGCGTCTCCAGCGTCATGCTGCGCGGCGGGTATATCCGTCACGCGACGGGTATCTCGGGTCAGGTAGAAAGCCTAATGACCTACAACGCAGGTGGCGTGGACGAAATGTTCGCCATCGCACAGGGGTCTATCTACGACGTAACCGCATCAGGCCCGGTGGGTGCAGCGGTGGTGTCGGGGCTGTCCAACTCGCGGTGGGAAAGCGTCAACATCACGACCGCGGGCGGTGGGTATCTGTATGCCGCTAACGGCGTGGATGACCCGCTGCTGTACGACGGCAGCACATGGACGCCGATTGACGGCGCTTCAACGCCTGCTATCACGGGCGTCACCACATCTAATTTGTTCTGCCCGACGCTGTTCAAAAACCGGATGTGGTTTATTGAAAAGGACACGCTCAAGGCATGGTATCTGCCGACTGCCTCGGTTGGCGGTGCGGCAAACGTCCTAGACCTATCCTCGGTCGCCCGTAACGGCGGCACGTTGCGAGCAATGGCTACGTGGACGATTGACGCGGGTTACGGCGTTGACGACAACCTTGTTCTCATCACCGATCAGGGCGAAATCATTGTCTACCGTGGCACAGACCCGTCAAACGCTTCAACGTGGGCGCTGATTGGCGTGTGGCAGGTCGGTGCGCCTGTTTCGCGGCGCTGTGTCACCAAGTACGGCGGTGATTTGCTCATTTTGACGCTAGATGGCCTGATCCCGCTCGCCTCGGCGCTGCAATCGTCGCGTCTTGACCCGCAAGTGGCGCTGTCTGACAAGATTCAAGGCGCTTTTGCAGCAGCAACGCGCCAGTACAAGGCTAATTTTGGGTGGGGATTGCTCTACAACCCGCTCAACAACGCGCTGATTATCAATATTCCGATTGGAACCAACAGCCAACAGCAGTTTGTGATGAACAACATCACCAAAGCGTGGTGTCGGTTCACCGGCTGGTACGCCAATTCGTGGAGTTTGCTCAACGACACCCCGTATTTCGGCGGTGACGGGTATGTAGCGCAGGCGTGGACGACCGATTCGGGTACGGGCTACGCCGACAACAACACCGCAATCTCAACCCGAGCGTTGCAGGCGTTCAACTACTTTGAAACACGCGGTGTGATCAAGTATTTCACCCGTGGACGCCCGACGATTTACAGCAACGGCCAACCTGCCATCAGCATTGGCGTTAACGTGGACTTTCAGACTGCCGATATTGTCGGCCCGCTCTCCTTCTCGCCAACCGCATACGGTTTGTGGGATGTAGGTTTGTGGAATACCGCGCTATGGGGGTCGGATACGGTCGTCAGCAACAACTTTGTGGGGCTCCAAGGCATCGGTTACTGCGCTGCCGTCAATTTCAACAGCAGCAGCAAGAACCTGACGCTGGAGTGGGCATCAACTGACATCGTGTATCAACTCGGATGGGCTGGCGCATCGTAAGCGGCCCCGAAGTGGGCGCTTGGACTGCCGCGCAGACCGAGGGCGCGTACTGGCCAGATCGTTCGGTGGCCATTGGCCTAGAGCGAGACGGCAAGTTGGTTGCCGGGACGATTTTTGAGAATTGGAACGGGCGTTCTGTCGTTTGCCACATCGCGTGGGAGCGGGTAACGCCGACTTATATGGCGGCTGTGTATGACTATGCATACAACGTCGCAGGAGTTGATAAGATAATAGGGCCAATCAGCAGCAACCATACCCGGGCGCTCGCATTGGTCAGCAAGATGGGGTTTTCGGAAGAAGCGCGAATTAAAGACGCCGCGCACGATTCTGGAGACATTGTTTTGATGACGCAGACACCTGACAAGTGTCGTTTTTTGGAGCCGAGGTATGGGCAAAAAATCACCAGCACCACCGCCAGCACCTGATTACGCTGCAATAGCGCGTCAGCAGGGAGCCGCTAACGTAGAGGCCGCCAGAACGTCGGCCTATATGTCTAACCCCAACGTCTACACCCCGTATGGGTCGCAGACGGTCACATGGTCGCGCACCCCTAACTTTGACGAGGCGGGGTATCAAAAGGCGCTAGAGGCGTGGCAAAGCGGCGGGATGTACGGCGAGGATGGCAGCCGATCAACGGCAATGCCGACCCGCGAACAATTCACCTCGTACATTGAGCAACCGACCGTTCGCCAAGAGGTGCCGTATTGGTCGCAAACCGCGATCAACAACGAGCTACAGGCGCAGGCTCGCTTGGCAATGGCGGCCAACGAAGCATCAGCCCGCCTTGGTGAATTGCCTATCGCGCAACAGTTTACGGGCGCGGGTATCCCCGGCATTACTTACGAAGGTGCAGGCGTCAGGCCGATTGAGGCGCACCTTAATCTCATGGGGTACGGCACTCCTGTCTCGCAGGTCACCCCGCTTGCTACGCCAGAGGCGGCTCGCGTTGTTGGCCAAGCGAGCGGCGGCCCTGCCCCCGAGCAGTTGCAAGCGCTGAACCTCTCGGGCGTTGCGCCGGTACAGGCAGCACCCACGGGTGGGCAGTTTGGTATGGCAGCCGGTGGCCCCGCAGGCGGGTTGTTTGGCATGGCGTCAGGCGGCCCCGGTGGGTTGCAGCTTGGCGGTCTGGACACCTCGGGCATCGGCGGTGTGGCGCGTGGCCCCGAGCAGGGTCAGTTTGGTGCCGCACAGCGTTTTGTGCAGGGGCCAGAACTACAGCGTCAGATTGACCTTGAGGGCATCGCACAAGGGCCGGTCAACGCTGGCACGACGGCACAGCAGGCGATTATGTCGCGCCTCTCCCCGCAGTTGCAGGGCGAGCGCCAGCAGCTTTACACGCAACTGATTAACCAAGGGTTGCGCCCGGGTGGCGAGGCGTTTAACG